GTATGGCGATGATTTGTCTGGAATCGAGATTGATATTCCATACTCCTATGATGATTGAAGCTGAAGACTAAAAATCAGGAAAGATCGTCTTTAACTGAACACTACTAAAAAAGCATGGGCTTAAGGTCCATGCTTTTTTCAATGCAAAGGAGGTGTGAAGATGTTGAGGAACAGAAACGAGAAGTGCGGTCGGTGTGCCTTTGGCACTGCTGTATCTGAAACGAAAATCTTTTGCAGTTTTGGAACTTGCCCTTATGAAAAGCATCCTGATCCCTTTGGGGAAAAGCAGGCGGCTATGAAGCATAAGATGATGCTCGAGGAAGAAAAGAAGAAACTGGAAGAAAAGCAAGAATCTAATCCTGAAGATAAGAAAGTCAAGACAGTAAGGAAGAAAAAGGCTTAACGACCATCAGAAAGCCAAGACCGAGGCTTTTTCATTTCGTAGGAGGGCGAAAAAATGGTTACAAAGAAGTTCATCACGGTACCCCTGGATCAGATCATCCCTTATGAGAATAACCCGAGGATTAATGATCAAGCTGTTCCTGACACGATGGAGTCTATTCGCCAATGTGAAAACCTTGACCCTATTGAGGTTGACGAAAACATGGTCATTCTGTCTGGCCATACCCGGCTGAAAGCTCTTAAGAAACTTGGGTATAAAGAGACGGAACTGATTCAGTATATCGGCCTTTCTGAAGAAAAGAAAAAGAAGTATCGGCTTTTGGCGAATAAGGTTGCCGAAAAATCCGACTGGGATGATGATAAGCTGAAAGAAGAACTTGCTGATCTTGACTTGGAGGGTTACGATTTCGGATTTTCAATGGATGATGAGGAAACGTCTGAACCGTATTCTCCCAAGGTAAACATTCCTCAGTATGAAGTGAGCGGCGCAAAGCCGTTACTTGCTGAGCTTTGTGATATGGGCAAGGCTGATGAACTGATCACCAAGATCCAGGATGCCCCCATTACTCCTGAGGAAAAGGCTTTCCTTATGCATGCCGCATACAGGCATATCCGGTTTAATTACCGGAACATTGCCGAGTATTATGCGAATGTAGCCAGCCCTGAAGTTCAGAGACTTATGGAAGAATCTGCGCTGATTATCATTGATCTGGATGATGCAATCGCCAATGGCTATGCGAAGCTGCGTGATGAGATCAATGACATGGCGTTCGAGGACGAAGATGAGGAGGACGAATAACATGGATAGCGCCGAAAAGCGCTTTGCCGTGTTCATCCTTTCTCACGGCAGGGCAGAAGAGATCCTTACTGTCAATATGCTGAAACGCGGGAATTATACTGGCGATTGGTATGTTGTAATCGATGACGAGGACGATCAGGAACCTATTTACAGGAAAAAGTTTGGTGAACACATTCTGCAGTTTGATAAAAAAGCAGAAGCAGAAAAAACTGACACAGGGGATCTTGACAATGACAGGCGTGTTGGTGTGTTTGCCAGAAATGCTATTCAGGACATGGCAAAGGAAATGGGATATAAATACCATTTGCAGTTGGATGATGACTTTCGTGGTATTTCTTTCCGGCTTCCAAGCGGCAAAAAAAATAAGCTTACCTGCATTCAATGTAAGAATCTGGATCGGCTTTTTTCTGCTATGTGCGATTTTATGGATAGCACGCCTGTTGCCTGGCTGTCCTTCGCATTATCATCTGATTACCTTGGAGGAACAGACAATAAAAGGTATCAATCTGGTTTGTTCCCCAAGACAATGGGGTCGTTCCTTATGCGTGCGGAACAGATTGTTCGATTCCGTATGCGGATGAACGATGATATAACAACCTGCGTTGCTTCATGGTTTATTGGTATTCCCAATTATTCTATCATGCCTGTAATGGTTGAGACTCCTTCTACTCAATCCATGAAGGGCGGCATGACGGATATTTATCAAGACAATGGTACTTACAGGAAAAGTTTTTATTCTGTAATGTGCTGCCCGTCTTTTGTGAAAGTCGGGAAACAGGGAATCAAATATTTCAGAATCCATCACCAGATCTCATGGGGAGCTTGCGCACCTAAAGTGCTCAGCCCCCGGTGGCGAAAGGGTGATCTTAATGAAGTATGATTTTCTGATAGTAGGAGCCGGATTGTGCGGAGCTGTTCTCGCTGAACGCCTTAGGCAATATGGCGCGTCTGTTATTGTTGTAGAGAAGCGTGAGAAAGCGGGAGGCAATCTTCGGTGTGAGATCATTGAAGGGATTACTGTACACCGTTATGGGGCACATATCTTCCGCACTAATGATGCTCGTGTGTGGTCTTATGTAAATGATTTCGTACACTTCAACCGTTTTACCAACAGCCCTGTGGCTAACTATGGTGGAGAGTTGTTTAATCTTCCATTCAATATGAACACTTTCTATCAGATGTTTGGCGCCAGAACGCCTAAGGAAGCAAGGGGGGCCATTGAATATGACAGGGTAAAATGCGAGAATCCCCAAAACTTGGAAGAGTATGTTCTTGATCTTGTTGGGAAGACAATCTATGAGAAGCTGATCAAGGGGTATACTGAAAAGCAATGGGGGAAACCTTGCAGTGATCTTCCAATAAGCGTAATGCGGCGAATCCCGTTGCGGTACACCTTTGATAATAATTACTTTAACGCAAAGTGGCAAGGCATACCGATTGAGGGATATAACGAAATGATCGAGCGTATGCTTGATTATGTTCCTGTTATGTGCGGCGTGGATTATGTGGAGGAGAAAAGCGTTCTTGATAGGATGGCAAAGCATGTAATCTATACAGGCCCTGTTGATGCCTTGTTCGATTATTGCTTTGGCAGGCTGGAATACAGAAGCTTGCGGTTCGAGGATAGCATTTACGACGAAAACAATGCTCAGGGTGTTGCCGTTGTCAACTATACATCCAGCGACATTCCATATACGCGCACGATTGAACACAAGCATTTCTTGTTTGGGGATGACTTGAAAAAGACTGTCGTGACGAAAGAATACCCTGTCAAGTATGAGGGTGCCGCCGAACCGTATTATCCTATGGAGGATGACAAGAATCTCGCCCTTTATGCTAAGTACAAGAAGAAGGCTGAAGAAAGCGGGATAACTCTTTGCGGAAGGCTTGCTGAGTATAAGTACTATGACATGCAGGACACCATTGCCAGCGCTTTATCATTGTCAAACGGCTTGCTTAATTCGTGCGGCAACCATTGATGGGCGGTGTCGGTCATGGCAGAAAACAAGTACATGATAAGTGTACTCCCTCCGTCTGGAAAGGGTCGTCCGAGGCAGTTGATCAGCGAAGAAGGAAAACAGCTGATTACAATGCTTGCTGGATATATGTGCACTGATGAAGAGATAGCTTACGAAATGGGAACGAGCGTTGATACTCTTCGTAATGCCCGTAATAATGAGGTTTTTACGGAGTGTAAAAAAAAGGGCTTTTCCCACGGTAAAGCATCGCTTCGCAGGAAACAGTTCAAGCTGGCTGAGAAAAGTGCTTCCATGGCTATTTTCCTTGGCAAGCAGTATCTTGGGCAGAAGGATGATGTCGAGCAGACGAACGATGACGGGGCGCTTCATATTCATTACGATTACGGAGATGGGGATCAATGAGCGATGTTTACGTTGGATTCAATCCATGCTTCCGAGAGGCTAATGATACGAAGAAGCGATACAGAATATTCTTCGGTTCTGCCGGATCCGGGAAAAGCGTAAACATTGCCCAGGATTATATTCTGAAGCTGTCTGATGTGCGAAACCGCGGCGCTAATCTTTTGGTTGTTCGTGGAATAGAGGAAACAAACCGATATTCAACATATGCTGAACTTACTGGCGCTGTAGAACGTATCTTCGGGAAAGAAGCTTATAAGCATTGGAGTTTCAGAACAAATCCGCTTGGGATGAGGTGCCTCGATACCGGAGCCGAGATCATTTTCCGAGGGATGGCCGACGATAGACAGAGGGAGAAAATCAAGTCTGTAACATTTACGAAAGGCAAGTTGACTTGGATATGGTGCGAAGAAGCAACGGAACTACGAAAAGAGGATGTCGAAATTTTGGATGACCGTCTTCGTGGTGAGCTTCCGAACAAAAATCTGTATTACCAAATCACGCTGTCTTTCAACCCTGTAAGCGCCAATCATTGGATCAAAGCAAGGTTCTTCGATTTCAAGAATGATATGACATTCATTTGTCATTCGACATACCTTGATAACAGATTCATTGATGAAGCGTATCATCACCGCATGATGCTGAGGAAAGAGATTGATCCCGAGGGTTACAAAGTTTACGGGCTTGGCGAATGGGGCGAGCTTGGCGGATTGATCTTTACGAATTGGCAGGTGAAGGATTTCGATAA